CTACTCGGTAATCTGTGGGAAGAGCGTGGCGACCTTATCGAAGAAGATGAAATTCTTGCGAGACGTGAAAATTATGGAAAAAGAGACGATGGGACTGAAATTGAATTGCCTGATGGAGTTCTCGTTCTTACTTGCGGTGTTGATACACAGGACGATCGACTTGAATATGAGGTCGTTGGATATGGAATGAACGGAGAATCGTGGGGTATCAAAAAAGGAATGATCATGGGAGTCCCTGACACGGAGGAGCCGTGGGAAAGACTCGATGATGTCATTGAACATCTTTATTTATTCCAGAATGGAAAAGGATTAAGAATCTCATGCACGTTTATCGATTCCGGCGGTCACTATACGCAGGAAGTATATAAACAATGCAAGAAGAGATTCCACAAAAAAGTATTTGCAATCAAAGGGAAAGGTGGGGACGGAGTTCCGTTCATTGCACCTCCTTCGAAGATAGAAATTGGAAGGACAAAATCAAAGTCAAAGAAAGCGAAAGCAAAGAACACTGTCTGGTTGTACACAATCGGTGTTGATGCTGGCAAGACAAAAATCATGAACGACATCAAGATTCAGGAAGCTGGTCCTAAATTCATGCACTTCCCGAGAGATGAAGAAAGAGGATACGACGAGAGATATTTCTCCGGACTGTTATCAGAGCATATGGTACTTTCAAAAACTAAATCAGCTAACAGGTGGACGTGGAAAAAGATTCCAGGCCATGAAAGAAACGAACCTCTTGACATTAGAAACTACGCAAACGCAGCGCTCAGGGCAATTGATCCTGACATGGCAAGAGTGGCGGAGAGAATCAAAGGATTAGAAATGAAAGAAAAGAAAAAGGAAGTCGCTAAAGAAATTACATCTCAGCGACCTGTGACAACACATAAGCTGAAGAAAAAGAAACAGAGGAGCATGATTGACAAATCTGCATATAACGACTGGTAGAGAGGAGAGAAAACATGGCCAAAAAATCAAAAACAGTTATCAAAAGCGAAATCGAAGCTATTCAGGTTCGTATTGATGCGTATAAGGCGAAGGAACTCGAATTGCTTGATCCGCATTCAACGCAGGCATATACAATCGGCTCGCGTAACCTTCAAAGATATCAGCTAAGCCTCCCAGAGCTTAGAAAGGCAATCAAGGAACTTGAAAGTGAGAAGGCTGAACTTGAAGCACAGTTGACAGGCGGAAAAAGAAAGGCAATCGGTGTTGTTCCGCTCGATAATTAACAATTTAAACCTCATAAACGATAAAAAATCTCAAATATTGATATTTAATGGTGAAATTTAGGCATTTTTCATCATCTAAACATGGAAAAAGGAGGTGAAAAAATGCCAGAAAACAAAGAAAAAATCATAAAAAACAACTCAAAAAGAGCCATCACAAAAGGAAAAAAAGGGACAAATTTCACGAATTCCGGCTATTCATTGGCTGGCGCTTCGTGGGAAAAGAAGGCTTTAAAGGGGTTCAAGGCCGTGTCAGGTAGCCCTCAGGAGGACATTGATTGGAATAATACCACATTAAGACAGCGTGCGAGAATCCTCACAATGGCTTCTCCTATCGCAGATTCGGCAATCAAGGCAAATCGTACGAATGTTATTGGGATTGGCCTTAGGCTGAAAGCCAGAGTCAAAGCAAGGGATCTTGGAATCACTGACGAACAGGCGGATGCGCTCAACAAAGAAATTGAAGAAGAATTCGCTCTATGGGCGGAGGACAAGTGTGCATGTGATGCAATCGGAATGAATGATTTCTACGAACTTCAACAGACTGCGCTACGTTCGTGGCTTACAAGTGGAGATGTTTTCGGTCTTATAAAACAATACAAGCCGACGTTGATGCATCCATACTCATCAAGAATCATGCTTATCGAAGCAGACAGGGTGTCGACTCCATCAGTCAGAGGGTCTGCTGTTGTTGGAACGAACATTGTGAATATGACAAGTGGAATCAATCCAGATAATGGAAATCGTATCCATGACGGTGTCGAAATCAACAGCGATGGAATGGTTGTTGCTTATCACATTTCAAACAACTATCCGTTTGAATATACGTTTGCGGATACGAAGTGGAGCCGTGTGCTTGCTTATCAGGAAGAGACAGGTCTTCCAAACATCATTCATTTGATGGAGGCTGAACGACCTGAGCAGTATCGCGGAGTGACTTATCTTGCATCAGTTATCGAGCCATTGCTTCAAGTCAGAAGATACACGGAGAGTGAATTGATGGCAGCGATCATTGAATCATTCTTCACTGCATTCGTTAAGACAGAAGCGGAGCCTGACGAAATGCCGTTTGATGAAGTGAGCGATGAAGATATCTCAAACCGTGAAGAAAACGAGTACACAATGGGGCCTGGAGAAATCAACATAATGAAACCGGGCGAAGATATCACATTCGCGAATCCAACAAGACCCGCGGGTGGGTTCAGTGAATTCATCAAAGCAATATGCACACAAATCGGTTCATCATTAGAGATCCCGAGAGAATTGCTATTAAAGGAATTTACTGCATCTTATTCAGCAAGTAGAGCTGCACTTCTTGAGGCTTGGAAAGCTTTCAAGATGAGACGTGAATGGTTCTCGAATGACTTCTGTAAACCAATTTATGAAATTTGGTTCAGTGAGGCTGTTGCTCGTGGCCGTATTCATGCGCCTGGATTCTTTACAAACCCAAGAATGAAACGCGCTTACTTGAACGCTGAGTGGCACGGGCCATCACAAGGACAACTTGATCCGGTAAAAGAAATCACTGCTGAGTCTCTTGCAATTGCTGAAGGATTCTCAACTCATGAAGAGTCAACGGTTCGTTTGAATGGTGGGCAGTGGGATTCAAATATGCAGGAAATCAAACGCGAAAACAAAATAATTTTTGATGTTGGCCAAGATATGCACAAGACAATAGAAAAGCAAGCTGAGTCGAATAGTGGCTCGGATATGAAAACAGGCGACAGTGATACCGAGGAGCCTGAAAATGATGAAAAAACGGATGACCAGAAGCAAAAGAAAGAACTAAATGCTCAAATCAAAAGACAGGTCATTCTTGATTCAATGAGAGGTGAAAATAATGCCTAAGCAAACAAGCACAACTAAATTCTGGAACATCACGTCGATTGATGATGATACAGGTGAAATTGATTTATACGGTGATGTTGTTTCGTCAAAACCTCGCAACTGGTGGACAGGTGAAGCACTTGAAGGTGAATTCATCAGTCCTGAAGGATTCAAGGAAGATCTTGAAGCTGTTGCCGATAAGAAAAACATTGTCTTAAAAATCAATTCGTGTGGCGGTGATGTCTATTCAGGAATAGCAATCCATAACATTATCAAAGGGCTGTCAGCAAACATAACGGTGGTTATCGAAGGGATTGCAGCATCTGCTGCATCAATCATCGCGATGGCAGGTGACACAATCAAAATGCATGAAGGCTCAATCATGATGATTCATGGAGTTTCGACACTTTTATGGGATTACATGAACATACAGGATTTAAAGAAATTAGAGAACTCGATGGAAGCAATTGAAAAAGCAATTGCAAACATCTACCACGCAAAGACTGGAATCGATGTTGATGAACTTCGAAACATGATGAAAGACGAAACGTGGATGACAGGTGATGAAGCTGTTGAAATGAAATTTGCAGACAGCATGGTTGAAGAGGATGAAAAAGAAGAAGATGACGAAAATCCTTTTGCAAATATGACCGCAATGATGACTGCCGACCACAAACACATCTTCGTGAATGGTGTTCAGCACTCAACTGCTGGAATGATGAATATCCCTTCATGGATTCCGGTATTAAAGAAAAGTGTCAAACAGCAGGCAGAAGCCAAAACTGTTGACAATAAATCAAAAGAACCAAAAAAGGTTCAGGAAGGAGCCGAAAAGATGGACAAAAGACAGTTTATGAACGAATATCCTGAATTATATGCTGAAATCGTAAAAGAAGCGGAAGACAGTGCGACTCAGGACGTTCAGAACAAAATCAACGAAGCCGTAAATGCGGAAAGAGCAAGAATCAATGAAATTGATGAAATTGCAGATCAGATTCCTGATCAGGCAATGGTTAACGAAGCAAAATACGGTGAAGATGGTAAGAGAATGAACGCTTCACAGTTATCATTTGCAGCTTTAAAAGCAGCAAAAAACAACGGAGCACAGTTCTTGAACAACTTAAATCAGGGATTTAAAAACTCAGGTGCTGAAGATGTAGAACCTGAACCAATTGATTCCGATGAAAAGACTGACGAAGAAGCAGTCAATGAGTTCATGCAGTTTTATAACGATGTGAACAGTAAATCAAAATAAGGAGGATATGCATCATGACTATCAAATTAGATTCAACAATTGC